GCAGTTGCTGACGCCTTAGACTTAGACTTTTTACAATTTGATGATTTAGAAATTGACTATCTAGAGGAAGAAGAAAGTGCTTGGGCAACAGCACTTGATATAGATTTTCTTGAACAGGACTTTCTAGGCGATGTTCTCAAACAATTAAATGAACAGTTGGCAAAACAAATGAGAAATGAGTTCGATAAAAAGAGAGGTACAGGTGTCATCACAGGTAAAGATTCAGAAACTGGTATTATTATACTAAGTGAAGAACCACAATGGTTAGTAATACGAGAAACAGAATCAAACTACTTTGAACTAAGATTGGATCAAGAGTATGGATACAATATAAATATAGTACAAGGTGATGACGAAATTTACGATTATGAAGTAGGAGGAAATGTCAATGAGATTACTATTATTCAGTCTAACTAGTTTTTTGGTGTGGGTTCTAATGATCTACACAATACACACTTACGCTGGTAGAGCAAATGCAAATGATTTTGATTTAACTATCACGACTACCACTGGTGGTGACCTAGATATTCTACAAGACGGTGAAGATAATAATATTGATCTAGATATACAAAGTATGAATAACTTTGAAATAGATTTTTCTCAAGTTGGTGATGATAACAATATTGATATAGATGTTGACGGCAGAACTAGTAGTGGATCATCAATCACTATCAATCAAAACGGCAATAATAAAACTTACACTAACACTCTTTGGTGTGGTCATACTTATTGCACTATGACTGTTAATCAGTAATGAAAAAGATATTCACTCACTGGACCATAGGTCTACTCACACTTGCAATATTAACTATAATAGGTTTAGGCGACCCACAAATAAAAGAGATACTAAGATTAAAATCCTTTGATCTTATATTACAATCAGAAACAAAAGAAGTATCACCTGATATAGGTGTGATCACGATAGATGAGAAGTCTATTGAGAAAAATGGTCAATGGCCGTGGGATAGAAGAATACTTGCTGATCTAGTTATCAAACTTAGAGAGGCACAGGTAGGTATAATTGTTATGCCTATACTCTTTTCTGAATATGATAGAATGGGTGGAGATGAAGCATTTATCAATACAATAAATCAAATGGGTGTTGTTATTGCACAGGTAGGTACAACACAAATAAACAAAAACGCTGTACCAAGAGGTGTTGCAAAAATAGGTGACCCTCTACCTTGGTTATATGAATGGCCTGGTATGTTAGGTCCGATACCTGAATTAGGACAGTATGCAGATGGTGTTGGTGTTATCAATACGGCGCCAGAGATAGACGGTGTAGTTAGACGAGTGCCTTTAATTATGAGAATCGGTGATGAAACATATCCTGCCATGGCATTGGAAACAATACGAGTGGCAACTGGCGACCCTAGTTATCAGATTAAAGCGGGCGAAGGGGGAGTGATTGCTGTGAGGGTGCCTGGTTATGATACCATAGAAACCGATCAACACGCAAGAATATGGTTGAGATGGAATAAGGAGTTCGATACCATATCAGCAAGTGAAGAAGACTTTTCCGAATTCGCAGGTCGTACTGTTATTATCGGTATAACTGCCGAGGGTTTATCTAGTATTATTGCAACCCCATTAGGTGAAATGCATGATTATATACTGTCTGCTTCGACTTTACAGACGGTTCTAGACGGAGAACAGATCAAAAGATATGATTACAGTCTATTCCTAGAGTTGATTATATCAGTATTTCTAGGAATGTCAATAGTTATTTTAGCAAGATTTACACCGTATTGGGTTATCGGCTTGACAATAGTATTATCTTATGTTATACTTGCATTTACTTCATATTATTTGTTTACCGAATATCTTATTCTCGCAGATGTAAGTTGGGCAATTATTTGCTTGACAATAGTAGGTATGCATAGTATATTTAATCGGTTCGTTTTAGAGTTTCAGTTGAAGCAACAAATAAGAAAACAATTTGAAACATATCTAGACCCGAGACAAGTTGCAATATTGCAGAAAGATCCGAGTAAGTTGATATTAGGTGGCGACAGACGAGAGATGAGTTTCTTGTTTATGGACATTATAGGGTTCACACCTATTTCTGAATACTACAAAAACAAAGATGATCCTGAAGGTCTTGTAAAACTTGTCAATGAGTTTCTAGATGACATGACTAAAATACTACTCAACAATGGTGCTATGATTGACAAGTTTATGGGTGACTGTATCATGGCAGTATTCAACGCACCGATCGATATGCCGAACCACGCAGAGATGGCCGTCAAGAGTGCCATTGAAATAGAAGCAAAGACAAAAGAGTTAAAGGCATTATATAAAGAACGAGGACTACCTGATATCAATGTCGGAACAGGTGTCAACACAGGTACAGCAATCATAGGTAATATGGGTAGTACAAATAGATTTGATTATTCAGTCATAGGGGATGCTGTCAATCTTGCCGCACGATTAGAGGCGACTGCTGGTCGAGGTGATTATAAAGACTGCCCAACATTATATTCGAGTTATACTCAAGAAAAACTAGAAAGTATCAAGTCAGTTGAAGTAGATAAGATTAAGGTTAAAGGTAAAGAAGAATTAATCACTATCTATAAACCATTATAAATAGTAGTATGGCAAAGACTGTATTTGATAAAATTTTAGACACAACAACTGGACCTAAATCATTTGACTGGTACAGAAAACAGGTGAATAATATGACTACACCTGGTGCAAAGTCTTTAATTAACAAAGGAAAAGCAACACTAAGTCCTAAGTATGGTATGATGAATTTGTTTGGATATGATCCTAAATATAAAGCAACATTACCTTACTATGATAAGTTTCCTTTGATATTTCCAATAGAACCTGCAAAGGGTGGTTTCATTGGTATCAATTTTCACTATTTACCTTTTGGTGCAAGAGTGGCATTTTTAAAACAACTATCAGAATATGCCAGTGATAAAAATTTTGATAAGAAAACAAGATATATGATAGATTGGGTTAGTAACCCATACTTTAAAAAGACAACAAAACGATATTTAAATAGTCAAGTCAGAACATCATTTCTAAACATACCAGCAGACGAAATGGCGATTGCAATATTTTTACCAGTTGCAAGATTTATGAAAGGTAGACCTTACTAATGGCAATATTCAGAAAAGGAATTAAACTAGCAGGTCACGACATTAGAGTAGGATTTCCTAGAGATAAAAGTCTAGTAAATGTTACAGAGGATCCTAGGTTAAGAAGTAGAGGAAATACACAAAACACGATTGGTCGTTTCACCGCTTCTATGAATAAAGCAGAAGGATTTGCAAGAGCAGCAAGATATGCTGTTCAGATTAACTTACCTACTAATCTTGAAAAAATTGTTGCTTCACAATCACAACCTTATAATCCACATACAGAATCAGGAACACATAATACAACTGAACCAACTAATCTTAATATTATGAGTAAGACAATGAGTCAACAAATAAATTTACATTGTGATTCTATTACCATGCCTGGTCATGATTTAACAACAACTGAATTAAAAACTTATGGACCAGGAAGACAAATTGTAAGTGGTCATGGATATGGTGGAACAATAAATGCAAGTTTCTATGCTGATAAATTTTTAAGAGAAAGACATTTCTTTGAGATGTGGCAAAAAGCTTGTGTTGATAATATTACACATAAAGTAGGATATTATAATGATTATGTAGGTACTATGAGAATTATGCAGTTAGGTTCTTTACATGGTCCTATTGATCCAACAGATGGTAAAGGGGCAGCACCTCAAGACTCACCAACATATGCGATAGAGTGTACGGAAGTTTATCCTGAGCAAGTAGGTTCGATAGATTATGCTTACGGTTCTTCAAATGAAATTGTTAGAATTAATGTGCAACTTCAGTATAGACAATGGTATAATCTTACTACTGAAAGTATCAATAATCAACCGTATGGTAATTCTTTACAACAATTACATGATATTAAACAAAGAGATAAAGGACTGTTTGGATTATTACCAGCAGAACTACAAAGAGCAGGTAGAGATGTTTTGAATACACAAAAACAAAGACTACCTTTAGGAAAAATATTTAAAGGGAAAGTATTCCCACCATTTACATAATTTTACATTATAAAGGAGAATAAATTATGGCACTACCAAAAATGATAACTCCAACATATGAGTTGGAAATCCCATCTACGGATGAGAAAATTAAATTTAGACCATTCTTAGTGAAGGAAGAAAAGATTTTACTTCTTGCTATGGAGAGTGGAAAACCAGAGGACATTGTTAATGCTATTAAACAAATAGTAAATGAGTGTACTTACAAAAAGTTAAATGTAGAAACAATGCCTATGTTTGATATAGAGTATGTATTTTTACAGATAAGAGCAAAGTCTGTTGGTGAAGTATCTAAATTAAAAATACTATGTCAAGATGATATGAAAACATATGCTGATGTAGAAGTTGATTTAAATGATATAAAAGTACAAGTGGATGAAGATCATACAAATAAGATTGAACTAACTAAAGATATGGGATTAATTATGACATACCCAACAATTCAGTCATTTGTAGATAAAGGTATCGACAATATTACTGCTGACAATATGTTAGATGTAATTGCTAATTGTATTTTACAAATTTATGAAGATAACGGTAAAAAAGTATATGAAACTAAAGATCAAACACATAAAGAATTGATTGAATTTCTTGAACAGTTAAATACAAAACAATTTAAAGATGTTCAAAAGTTTTTTG